TGCCAGAAGGTTTGGCGTGGTGGGACAGTTTCTTTAACTACATTGCCAACGACACAAAGCTGGCGGCTGGCTTTGAATCCCAAGGCCGCACATGGAAACCAGACCTTGAGTGGATTATTAACGCTACAAATTTTGCAAAAATTATTGATGGGAAATACAACAAATGAGCTTTGCTAAACCTTTTATTAAGCGTGACGATGACGAAGGCGGCTATGCCGCATTGATGTGCAAGGCGCACGAATGCCCAAACAGATGGTCAGTTTCTAGCAAGATGCTTTGTAGTGCTCACGCATGGGCAGAGCTTAAAAACTGGTCAATGATTACAACGGGCGAATTGCAAGCATTTGCACGGCGTTCAGCGCCGCCACCACCACCAAAGCCAGTAGAGCCAATGAGCATGGAAGAAAAAATGGCGGTTGTAGCAAAGTTGCGGGATTTGGCAAGCCCGTCTACAGACTATAAATTGTGGGCGCGAAGGTTAAAGGCGCGAGAAATTGCTGGTGAAAGATTAAGCGATTTACAAAAAAAAGCATGGCGAGGTGCATTGCATGAGTCATTTTGAAGCCACAAAAATATTAAACAGAATTAAAGACGGCGCAGATTACACGCTGGCAACTATTAACCAAGCACTTTTTTTGACAGGCGACATTGATGAACACGAATTCAATAGAGTGGATGGCAGTGACAGAAGCGCGAGAGTGGGTTTCCAGATACAACCGAAAAGCTGTATTGCGAGGGCATCAAGAAGCTCGCAATTGGTGGCTAGAAATAATCAATGACATTGAAAAACGGCGCGGCAAAGCTGGCGCTGACAAATTACGGCAACTTATGAATCAAGAACGGGGACAAACATGAAAACAATCATTGAGATGGCGCGTGAGGCTGGACTAGAGCGTGGAGGCTATTGGGAGTTTGACTTTATTCGGATTGAACACTTTGTTGCCCTTGTCCGTGCTGATGAGCGTGAGGCGTGTGCGAAGGTGTGTGATGACAAGTACGCAGAGTACCCAGAGATTGATCCTGACTACGCATTTGCATTAGCCGCCTCAGACCTTGCTAAGACCATCCGAGCAAGAACAGGGGAATAAAATGATTACACAGTCGAAGCTAAAAGAGTTGGTTGATGCGTGACGGCTGAAGAGACAGCACCATGAGTCGCCGCGCCGCCAAGGTTGATGACAACCATGCCGCAGTCGTTACCGCACTGCGTAAATGCGGAGCGTTTGTGCAATCACTGGCGGCTACTGGCAGCGGATGCCCTGATTTGCTTGTTGGCTATCAAGGCAAAACTTTGCTCATTGAAATTAAAGACGGCAAAAAAGTGCCATCAGCGCAAAAATTGACCACAGATCAACAAGATTGGCATGCTAATTGGCGAGGCGGTAGGCTTGCGGTGGTCAATTCAATTGATGCAGCCATAAAGGAATTAAATGATTTATAAGTTGGAAACATCAAAACAAGCGCATATTGTCATTACGGATTTGTGGGCCAAAATTAAAGTTGCCTTAGATTCTGGCAAGCGTTTAACGCTAGAAGTCAAAAGCGAAAGCAAAAGCCGTGACCAAGAAGAAATGTATCACGCGCTTATTGGCAAGATTGCCAAGCAAGCACAGCATCAAGGCGCACAGTGGGATGCGGAAAGCTGGAAGCGCTTTTTGGTTGACCAGTGGGCAAACGACACAGGGCGTAAACCGGGGCGAGTTGCTCCAAGTCTTGACAGCCAGCGGGTTGTGCAGCTTGGCATTCAAACGCGCAAATTTTCCAAGGAAGACAGCGCAGAATTTATTGAATTTTTGTTTGCGTGGGCCAACAACAGCGGAATTGACTTGCAGTGAACAACAAACCAACAGCGGAAGAACGCCGCCACCTTGCCATAATCAAAGACATGCCGTGCGGTGTGTGTGGGGCTGAAGGCCCATCAGACGCGCACCACATTGAGCAACACAAACAATATCTGTGCATTCCGCTATGCAAAGACTGTCATCAAGGGTCGCACAATGGACTACACGGCAGACGCGCTATGTGGGGCGTTATGAAGAAAACTGAGCTTTCGGTATTGAACGAAACGATAAGACGGCTTACAATTGGTCAACATTAAAGGGGACAGTCATGGTTAATTTTGTGGCAAGCGTGGAGCAATCGGGCAACGACCCCGTGATGGATTTTGTGTGCTGCCTTTTGCAAGGCGTTACTGACACGCACATCATGCACTGGACAACCAACAGCTATTCTGAGCATCAAGCGCTTGGCGAGTTTTACGATTCATTGAGCGATTTAACAGATCAATGGGTTGAGGCGTTTATGGGTAAATATGGCGTATTGACGCAATTTCCTGCTGTTATGGCATCTGAATCAGCAAAGCCAATTTTGTATTTAAAAGAAAAACGCGACAAAATTACTGAATACCGCTATGCGCCTAAATTTCCTAAAGACAGCGAATTGCAAAACATCATTGATGAAATTGTTGCTCAAATTGACACAACTTTGTACAAATTAACGCGCTTGAAATAAAGCAAAAATAAGACATGACAACACTTAACATTAGCTACAAAAAAATCCAAGACCTCAAGCCTTACAAAAACAATGCGCGTAAGCACAGTGAGGCGCAAATTGCACAAATAGCAGCCAGCATAACGGAATTTGGGTTTAACAACCCAATTCTGCTAGATGGTGCTTGTGGCATTGTTGCGGGGCATGGCAGATACGAGGCTGCGCTTAGTCTTGGTTTGCATACAGTGCCAACTATTGATTTGTCGCATTTAACTGATGCTCAAAAAAAGGCATACATCATTGCTGACAACAAATTGGCAATCAATGCTGAATGGGATGATGAATTGCTAGAGCTTGAGGTTCAAGAATTAAAAGCTCTTGATTTTGATTTGACATTACTTGGTTTTGCGCCATACGAATTAGCAAACATGGGTGGCTCACATGATGAGCCTGTCAAAGAAGATGAAGAACAAAACCCAGAAATTAACTTCACAATTCAATACAACATCATTTTTGAGGATGAAGAACAACAAGCCGATTGGTACAGTTTTGTGAAATACCTCAAAGATGAATACCCTGATGCTGAGACAGTGGCGCAGCGTATCCAATTGTTTTTAAGAGGTAATGGATATGTCGCGCTATAAAAAGTACATTGAAATTGATGTATTGACAGCAGCCAAACAGCGTATTAATCATTTAATTGATGCTTTTGACACTTTGGCGGTCATGTTTTCAGGCGGCAAAGATTCATTAGTAGTGCTGCACCTTGTCAAAGAAGTGTATGAAGAACGAGGCATCACCAAGCCGGTGCATGTTGTGTTCCGCGATGAAGAATTGATACCAATGGATGTTATCAATTTTGTAGACAAGTACCGCCAAGAGCCTTGGATACAAATGATTTGGTACGCCGTGCCATTGGCGTCTACAAAATACATTTTGGGCGTTTGTCACAACTACACGCAATGGGATAAAAATCGTGCATGGGTTAGGCCAATGCCCGAATGGGCTGTTACGACACCACCACAAGACAAAAGAATTTTTGACCAATACACAATGGATGAATTTGCAGCAACAAATTACAAGGGCAAAATTGCATTTTTAACGGGAATTAGGTCAAGCGAATCAATAATGCGTTTTTGCGCCAGCGTAAACAAGCTCAATGAAAACTACATTAACGCCGTAGAGTCAAGCGACAGAGTAAAGCTGTGCAAGCCCATTTACGATTGGGAAGAAAACGATGTGTTCCGTTATTTTTATGACAGAAACATTGAGTACTGCAAACTTTATGACCATCAAATGTGGGCTGGTCAATCTTTGCGGGTATCAACGCCGCTGCATGCGGAAAGCTCCAAAAGATTTGCCAAGATCAAAACCAGCGCTCCTGAGATGTACGCAAAAGTGGTGGAAATATTCCCTGAAATGCTGGCGCATGAGCGTTATTACGGCGACCTTGACCGCGATGTTGTTAAAGAAAAGTACGGGCAATCCTATGAAGGCGTTAGGGCTTGGATAGAAGAAAACATCCAAGAAGAAGAACAGCACAAAAAGGCAGTCAAGCGTTACAACAGCGTCATGACAAGGGCAGCACGCTTTCCAAGCGTTTACCCTCCAAAACACTTGTTAAATGCGTTCATGAGTGGCGCATACAAGCGTGAAATTTTGCCTCAAAAAGTCTAATCCTCAACTACACAAGAACACAAGATGCTACAAGACCCAATATCAAGAATTGAATGGCGTGATGCTGTTTCATTGAGCGCCAACGAATACAACCCCAATGTGGTTTTCACCCCTGAATTAAAGTTGCTTGAAAAAAGCATCCTCAAGACAGGGTGGGTGCAGCCAATTTTGATTACGCAAGACGGCACAATCATTGACGGCTTTCACAGGCACAGGCTGGCGCAAGATAGCGTTAAGCTGCGCGACAAATACAAAGGGCAAGTGCCGTGCGCCGTCATGGACATTACGCCAGTTGAGGCCATGATTGTCACTATCCGCATGAACAGGGCCAAAGGCTCGCATGTTGCAGTACGCATGTCTGAGATTGTCCGCAAGCTGGTTGACCAAATGGGTGTTTTGCCAGAAGAATTGGCCCAAGACATTGGCGCTACTAAAGCGGAAATTGACTTGCTTTACCAAGAAGGTGTTTTTAAGATGAAAAACATCAAGGATTACAAGTACAGCAAGGCGTGGATACCGCAAGACACCCGCATTGAGGCCAAGCCGTCATGAAAATTGTTACGCATGCTGAAATTTTGCCATTTGTATCTAAAGCGGCAAAAGATCATGTTTCTGCAAAAAATACACAAAACACTGTTTGGTTTATGTTTGATGCAAACGCTGAACAACCATGTTTTTGCGCTTTAATGCGAATTGGCGCTGCATATAGGATTAAAGCCGTATGGGTTCACCCGGCACGCAGGGGTCTAGGCATTGGCACAAAAATGACAGGGGAACTATTAAATTACGCGGTCAATGTTTTAAAAGCCCAAACAATCCAAGTTTTTGCATACAACGCTAAATTTTATCTAGAAATTGGCTTCAAAAAATACGGCGCATTGCCCAACGGGGCGCAGATGCTAAGAATATACAAATGAATTCCTATAACGGATTTACCCCAAGCCAACGCATGAAAGCCTATAGATGGCTTATGAATGAATACGCCATAGGCGGCAGAATTAAACCCTCTAAATGTGATTCTTGTGCAATAACTGAAGGCGTTATAGAGCCGCATAGTGAAAATTATGGCGAGCCTTACGGCAATCATATTGGGCAATATGGCCTGTGCTACAGATGCCACATGATGCTGCATTGTCGTTTTAGCAGCCCAAAAGTTTTTACGCAATATGCTCAAGATGTCGCAAATGGCAAGCAATACGAGCCGTTTTATAAGCGTGATTTTTTTACATTTAAACAACATCATTTAATTGGTACAACAAAACCCACAGCAATACATGTGTTTGACAGCACCAATTTATTAAGCGTTATCGCGGGTAAATGATGCCGTCAGTGCCTACTAACATAAAGTGTGGTCATCTTGGGTGCAAAGGGCTACGCTCTAAGCTCAACAGCTACTGCATGGAGCATGGTGGGTTGCAATACATGGATACCAAAGAAGCAGCCAGTGTCTACCAAACAGCGGCATGGCGCACAGTCAGGACAGTGCAACTAAGTAGACAACCCTTATGCCAAGCCTGTCTAATAGATGGAATGGTAGAGATGGCACAGCATGTAGACCATGTATTTCCTTGGCGTGCAATAGGCAAGCAAGCATTCGCGCACAACCTATTCCAATCATTGTGTGCTGCACATCACAGTTATAAGACAGGCCAAGAGAAACAAGGCAACATCGTGCATTACAGCAGCACAGGTCGCGTACAGTACACAATCAATGACTACAAGCGCACAATAGGAGCAAGCAATCATTTATTTACATGAACCCTGTTATGCACCAGTTTTGGGTTTTTTGCTTAAAATTTGAGCAAAACTTAAAAAAATTGGGTTTATATCAAAGCAAGCCTGCACCCAAATGCGTGACATTCGGGTTAGACAGGGGGGTAGTTTAAGTTCGCTTAAGGAAATCACAATGACAAATCGTTTACCGCCAGAATTGCATTTAGTGCATGGCACAAGAGCCGAGCATTCCGCAGAATTGCTGCCAGAAAAAGTTAGAAAGCGCGTGCCGCAAGCGGATTGGCTGGACAACCCACAGGCGTGGAATCGTCAAAAGTTCATCAAAGAAACCAGCGACTTTCTTTGGGACACTTACGGAATCGGCAGCGATCAAGACAAGCATGTGCTGGCTGCGCTGGCAACCCAAATTGAAATTTATGTTAAATGTTGGGAGGGCGTGCAAAAAAAAGGAATCATCACTGTTTTTAACAACGGGCAAACAGTCGGGCCAAACCCATTCCTTACGGCTGGCGACAAGGCGTTGTCACGGGCCATTGTGTTAATGAATGAATTGGGGTTGACACCTAGAGGCC